CATCTTACAAAGTCGTGAAGGGAAGAAAGCATGTTCGCCATTTCAGTTGCCGTGTATGTCACAGAACCTGCTGCAATCTCATAGATGTGGACGAAGTTCGTATGGTCATTCTTATGATGATAATAGTCAGCCTCACTGACATATATGAGAGCATCACATCCGAGTTCTGACTGGATTATGTGACGACAAAAGGCCATAGCATTCCTCTATGGGCATTGTGCGAACGGCGAGAATCCCACGCCGTACCAGGAATCACCGATATTTGTTATCAGCAGGATGCTGTTCTCCGCTATCCCTGGGAAGACATCAGTCCAATTATCCCCATTGATAGTCTTTACGTTAAAGGCATCACCAACAGCCCCGCCGTCAGCATAAAACTTGACGGAGAGTTCTGCACTCGTGGGTGCATCCTCCTGCGCCTGCGCCCGACTAATACCTGAAAACGAAGAAGCCCCAAGCAAAACAACCCCCCATCCAGGGTTTGATGCTTCTTTGTAGAGTATCCTTGCCGAACCTATCACTGAGGAAAGAAGACGTCCTGTCTGCTCTGGTATGATATCACAATAAGTATGTGCGTTATTGGTGCGGTCTATAATCACCTGGCAGGCGCCTGAGACAAAGGCGAAGCCCACCTCATCCGCTTCAAGCGGTTCTGCTGTGATAACAAAAGGCTTGTTTGCTGCGGTGGGGGCAACTCCTGTAAGAATAACCCGCCCCGCGAACTCATCCATATGCGTATCCGGAGTATTCAGCACACCCGAAATCTCAAGGACTGAGAATCGTCCTAACGTCCCTTCCGTATCATTTTTGATGAGAACAAGATCGGCCTCCCGCCTTTGCCTTTCACGGGAAGCGGAGACTCTCGAGGAAAGCCTGATCTGAGTACCGTTGATGTGCTGGCTTACAGAAACAAGCCCGTCTCCTGTGATATTAGAAAGCCTGGTAAGGTCATCCACCATCCTGTTGAGCTTGTCTCTTGCGGATGGATTGCCGTCCTTGAAGTAGGGAATCATCATGTTACCTCGGGACACACAGTATTGAAATCAACTTCCTCATACAACTGCACAATCTTGATGCCTTCGTCATTAACAAGGTCGGCAGGGGGCTTTCCGTCATCAGGATTCACAAAGAGAGCTGTCTCATCCCATGTATCTTCCCGATACTGGAAAGTGTAAACGACCTCATATGTTTCGCCTCCATCATTGCTCCTGCCTATTATGCTCATCACCATCCACGTCCGCGGAGCTGCAGTAAGATCTCCCCACCATCCGCCATTATTGACCTTGCCTGTATATTGCCTGCTCTTGCCCCCAGGGAAAGATGATTCTGTTCGTGTGATGACAAGAGATGTTTGTGGATATAGCTTTGAGACCGTCCCGCCCTGCTCTATTGTCTTGCCTTGCTTCCGCTCATCCAGCTTATAGTCGTCAGGATATTCATATGAGAGCGTGATGAGGTGGCCGTCCTTGTCCTTGTTTGTTTCAACTTGTGAAAGAGATGTGTTCACTTCCCTTGTCTCTTCACCTTCAGCTCGGCCAGGAAGAGGCTGGGAGTATGTGATTTGAGCCTCTATCACTGTATCGGAAATATTTGAGAGGTGAAAGCCTGATATGACTGCGGTAGTTACAGTAGGATGCTGAGTCCCTAACCCGCCAAGAGCATTGACAAGGGCATTATAGGCAGCCTTGATTTTTGCATGTCCTGTGCCGGTCACTCCGGTTATCCTTGCGATGCGAGTAAGTGACCATCCTTCTCTGCTCGATACATTGCCTTCATTGCCATCTCTAATATCTACTATCACTGCTGACATTAATTCAGCCCTCTCATCTCAACCAACCGCCTTTGGAAACCAGTCTGCTTCTTTGCCTCCTCCCATTGCCTGTCAAGCCTGTCTACTACAGGATCAAACTCAGTGGTCATTGACAGCCCTGCTACATCAATAAGGTCTGTACGAATCGTCATAAACTTGCCTACGTCCTGCGGCCCCACTTTGTCTAACTTCTTCTCCGCGGCCTCTACAGCCCTTTGATAAGTATCCCACGAGATAGCCCCCATAATAAGTAGCTCATGAAGCTTTTCGAGCTCGGAGAAATAACTCTCAAGCGGGGTTCGTGTCTGCTCAAAAACCTGCTCCCCTTCCTCTATGAGTTGATTGTACTTAGCCTGCGCCTCTTGTTCTTCCCTGTGTTTTTCTTCAAGCATATCAAGCTGTTCCATGAGGTCTATAATAGCCAATAACTCTTTGGCATAGGCAGATTCATAGCCTGGTGGAACCTCTATCATTGCAAGCTTGCCAAACTCAATCTCGCGGGCGGATGCCCCGAAGTACTCTATCTGTTCAGCATACTTCTTCTTGACCTCATCTATCTTTTCTATAAGCCCTTCAAATGCTTGGGCGTCCGCATATTCCTGTATGAGCTTCGCCTTCTCCTCAGCAAGCTCTACCATCTTCTTCCTTGCATCATCCGCCTTCTTTGCTACGTCATCCAAGAACTCCTCTATCCTCTGCGAGTAAGATGGGGCAAGAAAGGCATCGGACAATTCCTTAGAGATTCTACCTGCTGTTTTTTGAGCATACTCGATGAACTTATCCAGCTCTCTTGTCCATCTCATCGGTTGCATACCAAGCTCTGAACCTCCCAAATCTTCAACAAGAGTATTATATACTGACTCAAAGATTGTCAGCAGGTAATTGAAAGTGTTGGCTATATATTCAACAGCCTTCACAGAGACATACTCAAAGCCTTTAATTCCCATACTCATCCACTCAATAGCATCCGCAGCCCACGCAAAGACTTCAATTAACCGTTTGAAGCCATCTGACACAAGATTGCTTGAACGCTGTCCTTTTGTACCAAACTCCGTTATCTTATCAACAATAGCCTCTATTATAGGAGCGAGCTGAATAGCTATCTGCTGAAACATCCCTGTGAAGAGTCCTTTGAGGCGGGTAATAGCATCATTCGCGGCTTCTACCTTCGCCGCATCCACACGGTCGAAGGACATACCTAATTTGATAGTCTCCTCCTTCATCTTTTCCAGCCCTTCCTTGCCCAATGACAACATGTTGACTATTTCCATTCCCCCGCGCCCGAATACGTGCATGGCCACTACTGCCCTGTCCGAGGCTGTAGGAATAGCCGCAATCTTATCAGCGAGCATGCGGAAATTGTCACCGGTGCTTCTCACGGCCATATCCTTGGCCTCAAGATTCCACTTCTTGAATACCCTCGTTGATTCTCCCATCCCCATCTTGGCCTCACCAATAGCACGGTTCATAAATCGCAAGGCAGTATCAACAGCACCTGTACTAGAGCCTGTGGTCTCTGCAGCATGGTGGAATGCTATGAGGTCCTCAGTCGCCACATCCAAACGGTCAGAGAGCTTACCAATATTATCTATCGCTCCCATAGCCCTCTTCGTAAACATGACAAAGGCACCGACAGTAAGCACTGGTGCAAGGACGGCAAAGGCTTTGGCCATAACCGAGGAGGCCGCCACAGCAGTGTTTTGGAGGGCTGTTATCTTAGCCTGGCTGGAGGCCATTGCAGCATTGAACTGAGCTGTTCTTGCCGACAGCCATACCTGAAGGTTAGCAATAGTAGACACTCATTTATCTTTCTTCTTCTTTGGGGGCTTGTGGGCTGCAGCAAGCCCCCGCAACATCTTGTCCATCTGCTTCAATGATTGAGGCGTTTTCTCCTCCTCCCCAAACTTCATTATCCAGTCTGAAGCTTTTGACTGTCTCTTGCCCTTCGGAATCCATACATTGAGGAGGGGGCTCGCTATTGAACCAGCCCGCAAGTCATCCCTCTCCTCACCAAACGGCTCCAATGAATAGAAAGCCATCCATTCTGAGAATTCGGAAGAAGACATGCTGGCTAACATCTCACTTACTGTCCTGCCGCCCAAAGCCAAAGCTAAACGGAAGGCGAATCTCCGGCCTGGGCGGTCTCTGAGTTTTTTGTGAGTTCCTCAATATCCTTCTTCGACAAGCCGGACAGGCGTTCTATCACTGATGCAAGTCTTGTAAGAGCCTTTGCAGACTTAGCTCCCAAGGCCGTGGCATCCGTATCCTTGAATAGTCTGTCGCCATTCTCATCAACAGCACATTTTACAACCAAACGTGCCTTGGCGTTCTTGAAGTTCATCCTTACTTCAGTATTGTTGCCTATCTTGCAGGCATTGAGCATACTTTCCTCATACTCATCCCGTTCGCTGGCACTTAGTTCACGGACATAGACAGCCCCGTTCCATTCCGGTACTTCCACCAGCTCAATTGCCAATGCCGGTGTGGAATTGAGTATGTCATCCTTTTTAAGAATCTTAGCCATTGCCTTTTCTCCTGGTCCCTTGTTCTTGCCTATGACTCAGCAGGCGTATATTCCATCTTGCCGCTGAGTTTGATAGTTGCCGTCTGTGTCATCTTCTCATCCCTCGGAATGGCGAGGGAGAGTTTCTGAATGAAGCCTTCGCACTTAAACGACGATAGATTTGGAAGGTTTATCGTCCAATCTTCATTATCGCTACCAACGGCCCCCATCACTACATCACAGTTCTCATCATCATAAATGATGTCAATGTCGATGGAGCCTGCGTTCTTCAGGCCGGCCATAAAGGTCTTCCAGCCATCAGCATTGTCAAGCTTGGTTGTCTCAAGCGAATCAGCCTCGATGCCAGGCACGTTTATCCCCGTGATGAATCCTATCGTGCCAGTCACCGAACCTGTAAGAGTCGCCCCAAGTCCGAGAACACCTTCATCACTCATAACTACACTCCTTTAAGCAAAAGAAACCAAAAGGTTCGCCGAAAAAGTTTCCCGCCTTTTCTGATCCTGTCCCAAGGCAAATACAGGAGAGGTCTGCGAGAAGCCATCTATCACATAAGTTTCCGAATCAATAGTCACAAACCTCAGATGAATCGAACTGAGATATTCGACAACATTGTGTAGATACAGCCATCCAGCCTTATAATCAGAAAACCGAAGCTTTATCTGGAGGCCATACTGCCATATGTTCTTGCCATTCTCCAGAATACGGTTGCTCTGCCTGCCTGCTGTATCAATCAATACAACAGCATTATCGTCCACGTCAGGAAGAGAACCAACGAAGACAAAGGGAGCCGAGCCATCAGGCGGTTCAAAGAACTCCTCATCAATAAGCAAAGCCGCAAGGATTTGAGCAGGAGAATGTTTCATCCCTTCTTTACCTCTTCTGCAATGATGCGTCTCATCTCAGGCTCAAGCCTCCGTGCCGGGGCCTCGAGGAACTTCGCCTGGCCCACGTGATGATAAGCTCCTGTATTCTCGTGAACAAAAATTGCATACTCGGCAGTATAGCCTACAAACACTATGTCACCATGAGTAAGACTCTTACCTACACGGGTGAAGGCTGAATTGCGCAGATTACCCGTAAGAACGGGGCACAGGGTCTGGCTCTCCCGCTGAAGCAAAAGACCCGCCTTTTTCAAGCCTCGTCGGGTCGCTGCACTTTTCTTCTTTTGCTGATTCTTCAGAGCGGCTAAGGCTTTTGCAACGCCCCGGACAGCAACTACTATCATACTAAGACCATCCTGAGAAATTGAGTCCTATTCAGATTCGTTGACTTTGTAAAGGACTTGATTTCCAATGCACCGTTTGCTGCTGGAGCAACAAGCAGGTTCACATTATTCAGTGATCCTAACATAAGCATCCCACCCCGTTCTACATCCTGATCAACAAAGATTCTGGCGGAGGATTTGCAAGTGTCTCCTTGAGGATCTATATACTCCTCAGACTTGTCTTCCCACCGACAACGAACTTGAACAGGATCAGCAAACACAGGCCGTCCAAATTGGTCCCTTCCCGCGGGTGCCCAATATACGCCCGCCTCACGCAACATCTTACCAATTATTGCTATCATGTCCCATCCTCCTTTACCGTGCCAAGCCACGTCATACTTATTTTCTTTCTGCCTTTCTGCAAATTTCGCAGACCGCCTGCAGTATCCAGCACTATTGCATGCTGACCGTAAAGTGAGGAGTCTAAGCCCATATCGGTCCTGCCCTGAGGAGATGCACTAATACCACCGGCTCCCTCAGAGGCCATTCTTGGGTCTCGTATAGTATAGAAATGGGCAGCGAGCCAAAGTTCAATCAGAGCAAGCCGAGCATCTGTATAGCCCTGTCCTACGCAGAACTCAGTCACCAATTCATTGGCAGTAGTGATAAACGGCTCAAGGATGGCCCCTTCCTCTACCTCGATGATTTGTTTGACCTGCTCTTCTGTTACTCTATTCATTTGAAGCCCCTTTGTATCGGGCGGGAAGCGAGATCTTCATTGTAAGATTCAACCCCGTCCCTACCAGCACAATTGTCAATGTGTAAAAACTGTTGAGCTTCATTTCTCTCTGCCAGACAGCATACCATTCGCCCGGGTCCGTATAGAGAAAGGCTATCTCATCCCCAACTTCCTCATCATTTGCATCCGTTAACTGGCCGGAGATTGAGAATATTTCCTCATCAGTAAGCAACTGGCCTGTCCTGCGGTTTTTCACATGCGACAGGGCTGTTAGGTTATGACTGTCTATCCAAAAGGCTGTATTCAACGATAGCCTCCGTTTCAGTCTTGAGTTTTACACTCGCATCCGCCTCCACCTCGATCAATACGGCCGTGCATGTTTCTACTTCTGCAAGTGTGGATTTCACCGAGTCATCTCCTCCCAGTCCGCCCCGCTCTATAAAAGCCGAGGAAAGACCGCCTCGCTCAATCATACTTCCTCCTCAGTATATGATGCCCTACCCTGTTCCGTATATGTGACTGTGACCCGGACCACTGTTCCATCTGAATAGGTTTTCAATGCTCCCGTCACCCTATTGTGATCGTCATAAGAATAATTCGTAATGCTGACTAGAAGCTTGTCAAGTATAGCTTGCTTGATTTCTTCTTCTGAAGGCAATATACCAGGCAGGGCATCCAGCTTCCCGTTCACCTCAACCATCTCCGCCCGCGTCGCGAAATACGATGGTGGTGATCCTGGTGGTGTCTCGATTTCTGTTA